CATTCCCCCTTGCTTTGCTATAGTCTGTAAAAACTTCGGTATGGTCACACTAAATACCTATATTGGTACAATTATATTTATGGCATACTCTGGGAAATATAGACCTATTAATCCCAAAAAGTATCGTGGAAATCCAACTAGAGTTATCTACAGGTCACTATGGGAACGAAAGTTCATGGTATTCTGTGATAACAATCCCTCCATTATGGAGTGGGGTTCTGAAGAAATTATAATACCATACAGAGCACCTGATGGTAAAGTGAGAAGATATTTTCCAGACTTTTACATAAAGGTTCGTGAGAAGTCAGGACAAATAGCAAAATATATTATTGAAGTTAAACCCAAGAAACAAACCAAACCACCCTATGATAAGGATAAGAGGACTGCTGCCTACAGACGGGCTGCCCTGACGTTTGCTAAAAACCGTGCTAAATGGAATGCTGCTCAGGACTTCTGTGAAGATAGGCAGATGAAATTTTTAATTCTCACCGAAGACCACTTAGCGGTATGAAACAATGGCAACTGGATTTGCATCTGTCCAGAGAAACGCAGTCAATAAGACTCCTGGATACAAAACCCTGTTTGAGCGAGTAACAGCAAGAACAGGTGGAGAGAAGAAATCACTCTCTTGGTATAGATCTGCTGTAAAAGCAGAAGCTAGTGTATATAAGAAAAATTTCGGAAAATATATTTTAGATGAGAAACGGGATAATATAGGATCCGTACAAGCACAAGATCAAAACGAATTACGACAATATACTGTACAAGGACATCTTTATATGTTTGAGTACAAAGCTAAAATGAAATGGTTACCCTATTATGATAGGTTTCCATTAGTTTATGTAATTAAATCATTAAGGAATGAATTTTGGGGTGCTAACCTCCATTACCTACCTATAAAGAAGAGATTACAAGCTACAAAAAAATTAATGCAAGGTAGAGTTGACCTACCTAAGGCATGTTTCCATAAATACTTACAACCTCATGTTGAAGGTCTGTTAATAGATCTTGCTGAAGATGAATGGGATACTGCTATCCTATTACCTACAGAAGATTTTGTGAAGTATACTCATGGTGTCATGTTCCCCATAGATAAAAAATCTGTCTGGGCTGAAGTAAATGACGCATATTATGACAAACTAAAGGGAGTTAGGATAGTAAAAAGTTATTAACTATGGGCGTTAAAAAAACAGGAAACCAATGGTGGGATTTTCTTGACTGGTTCCCAGATCCAGGAGAAAGAGATCAAGAATTGAAAATGGAGGCTATAAAATCAGGGGAAAAAATTTACCTTGGTGCTTATGGCAAGCCAGACCACAATTATTCAAATGCTTCCCTTCGTTATCCATCTAATCAGGATATCGGACCTAACAGTGACTATGTTTTATTTGAATTTAAAAAATACTTACCACCGTTTAGAGATCAAGCTGGATTTAAAAAACAAGAAGATGGTACTTTTAAACAGGTTCAAGCAGGTGGTGCATATGGTGGTCAATATGATTATAATAGAGTAACTGACTATGAAGATGCAGAACCAGCATATAAAACCATTGTAATGTACATGCCAGAAGATGTATCTACTGGTTTCAAAGGTCAATGGGGTGGTAAAGCATTTAGTACAACTGGAGCTGAAGCATTAAGAGCAGCTGCTCAAAGAACTGCTGGTGAAAAATTAAATGCATCATTAAGTGCAGCAGGTAAGACATTAAAAAGAAGTGTACAACTTGGCGGTGCACAAGTACTTAGAGATTCTATAAAAGCTATAACAGGAGAACAAATATCTAATGATGATATATTTGGTGCTATCTCTGGAGCAATATTAAATCCAAATACTGAATTATTATTCAGTGCAATTGATATGAGAAACTTTCAATTGACATTTTCATTAGTTCCTAGAAATTCAGGAGAAGCAGCTATTGTTAATGAGATAGCAAAAATATTTAAGATGTGTACTCTACCAAAAAGAAACCCTGGCAAGGTATTAGGTGGAGATGCAGATAAAAATGATGGTATTGGAGCAGGTTTTATTGGTGTACCTAATCTTTGTAGAGTTTCTTTCATGCGTGGAGCAGATGAACATGATGTTCTTCCAAGATTTAAAATGTGTGCTGTAACCCAGACTGATGTAAACTACACACCAGATGGTGTCTATGCTACATATCCTGATGGACAACCAGTTGCAATGCAATTAAAAATAAATTTCCAAGAGACTAAGATATGTTTTGCTGATGAAGTAGAAAAAGGAGCTATAAGGTAATGTATTTTTCAATTATTCCTAACATCTCATACGATGAGAAACCAATCAGTTATCCATTTTCTGAATCAGACTTTGTAACTGCTAAGAATTTCTTTCGTAGATATAAAATTAGCGAAGATGTATTTTCTAATGCAGTATACTTTAAGAAGTACACGATAGTAGATGGAGAACGTCCAGACGCATTAGCTGACAAACTATATGGTGATCCTTTTTATGACTGGGTTATATTATTGACAAACAATATGGTCAACGCACAATACGACTGGCCAAAAAGTAACTATGAAGTATATAAAATTGTAGAGAATGAGTATGATGATCCATACTCAGAGATTGCTTACTATGAAACGTCTGCCATTGGACAATTTGCTCCTGGTCTACATGTAGATGAGACTTTTTACAACGGTACACATAAAGTATTAGGTCCAGATGGTGTAATATCAATGAATGGTAATCAAATTTGTAGTCCTGTTACTGTAGCAGAAGACTTTCAAAGACAGAATGAGAAGAAGAGAGAAATATATATCCTAAAACCACGTTATTTACAATCATTTGTGGATGATTTTAGGAAGCAAAATAAGTACAAGAAATCAAGTAACTATATAAGTCAGCGTCTTAAAAAAACATTATGATATTTTGGATTGGATTCTTTGTTATGTTCTTCAATGAAGGATTTGTTATGATGAGACACGTGTCACCATGGTTTGGTAGACAACGTGATAAAATTATGAAGAGATTAGGTGACAAGATGTGGTGGAGACTACATGGTACCCTAGATTATACTTGGATGGGTCTTGTCACATTAGGATTAATAGTAAACTCAAATAGATTAACACACTTACTAGCTTTGGTTATCTTTTGGGTTGCATCGTTTTTAATATTTTATTTCCCAAGATATACAAAAAGGTTTTTGGCAAAAAAATACCCCGAAAAATTTTCGGGGTTTTAAGGAATTCACTTTAGCATTTTGGACTCAGATCTTCAGTCATTTGACCACCAATCTCAGCACCTTGATCCATTCCTATCATCGTAGCAGCACCAGCAAGCACCCAACCAACGAAAGGTATAGGGGTGAGACTAGGAGCAACAGCAGCACCCACGCTTGCACCGACCATTCTACCTGTTCCTTTTCCTGCACCGATTGATTCAATACAGGCTTCTGACCTTGTTGCTGTTGTTTGGTCAGTGTATTCTTCTGGAACATTCCTGTAAGGTATTGGAGTGACAGGTACTTCTTTGAGAAGTCTCTCAGTGTTGTTACCCAACCCCAGAAAGCCACCTTTCTCTTTCACCTCCCTGTCTATAAGAACAGTCTTAGGATCATTAGCTTTATAATCTATTTCATAACCATCCATTGAAACCTTTGCCTTGTAAGATGTGTATTCACCTACAGGTAAGTTTAATGTTGGCATTTTACTAGGACGATTAGCAATCATACCAATCATTCCTATATGAGATAAACCTAGGATTCCTCCTAGGCTTATACCGATCCACTTATTCATTTAATAATCATCCTCTTTCATTTCAATGTACTCTTTGTTCTGCCTACAGATACCATGTACATCTATCTCTTGATGAAGATGTGCTGAAGTGTGTAGACCCTCTATCATTAACAGGATTGCTAATAACATAACTGGTAGCATCCATAGTGGATGCCCCAGTATCTCTTCGGTTTTCATCAAAGAGTGTTTCTTTTAATCATCATTAGCTAATGATGCAAAGTATGATAATGCATCATCGTCATCCACTACTGCTTCTTTTTTAACTGGAGTAGGTGCTCCAACAGAAACAGGTTGTCTAGTAGGAGGTGCAACAGGTTCAAACTCTTCATCATCCACAGTAGGACGAGGAATAGGAGCAGGTCGTTGACCGATACCTAGAACAAGATTCAATCTATTTTCAAGTTCTTCGTAAGACTTGAATTGATCCTTAGAAGTAAATGCTTCTAACGAATATTCTTTCTTCCAGACCGCTTCCAATTCAGAATCATCTGTAGAAACAGCACTAACACTATCAAACTCACTACTGTCATAGTTCCAGAATCCTGCGACTTGTTTGATCTTCAACTTAAAGTTTGCACCTTCCCAAAGATCAAATACATTTACTGGTTCTTCATCTTGGAACTCAGGTTGCATAGCAGCAAGGATCTTATCATGGATCTTCTTACCA